CCGGAATGGAGAACAGACCTGTCAGATAATACAGAACTTGCATTGAGGATATTCACTGAATGTCTGGAGTATTCCGGCGGTGATCTGAGGATAGCGCTTAATTATTATAACAGCGGACAGCCGGACGAGATTGAATACGCGGATGGGACAAGCTATGCCGGCCGTGTATTCGACAGATACGGATGGATTATGGAACAGTTGGAGCAATAAAAAATCCGAGCTGGATAACCAGCCCGGACAAGTCCGCAATGGGAACTTCAAAAGCTATTTAGAGTATACCATTGTGGCCGTGGAAAGTCAAGCATCTAAAGGGTTTTATCCCTTTTTTGCGGCATTGTTAAGATATTAAAGTTAGGACACATTTATGGGATACAGAATTAAAATCTATCGTCTGGGAGACAGCATAGAGTATGAAATTTCATATGTCGGTAATTATGGTGCAAAGGGAGAGAAGAGAGCCCCACGTCGAAAGGCCACACCTGAGCAGATCCGCAGACAGAATCAGATAAACAGAGAGAACCTGATGAGGAGGCTTATCAAGCTGAACTTCTCACCGGGGGATCCGTGGGTGGCACTGCAATACCCGGAAGGGAGCAGACCACAGATGGAACAGGTTGAAAAGGACTGGCGCTCATTTGTCACAGCCGTGAGGAAACGATATAAGAAAGCCGGCGAGCAGTTCAAGTATGTGTACAGGCTGGAGGTAGGAGCACATGGCGGAATACATCTTCATATTCTTTTTAACAGGATACGGGGAGAACCGGATGTGATGAAAATGATAAAAGAGTGCTGGAGGCCTAACAGATATGATATGACCGGAATCTACGAATACGGAGGGTATGACAAGCTGGCCAAGTACATTGCAGCCGGACGATGAAGTTTACGAACAACTAAGCCTGTTTGATGAAGTCGAACAGAAGAAAATGCTCAGATACTCATGCTCACGAAATCTTGAGCGGCCGGTGCCTGAGATAAAGGAATACCGCCGACGCACATTGAGGAAGGTCATAAACAACGGGCCGAAAGCAACACCGGGCTATTACGTTGATAAAAGTTCAATACGGTATGGAGTCAATCCATATTCCGGCAAATCATATTATAAATACACCGAGTACCGTACAGGGTACCGGGACAGAGCGGAGGGATATATCAATGACACATGTTAATGTATATACGGCATCGGGCATTAAGAGCGTCCGCCCGTCAGACGGGTATATAGCGTATGTACTGGAAACCGCATACAACGGAAAAGTCAGCACAAAAGCGGAAGTTGCACCGGTGCAACACATGACGGCCAACCAGTCGGAGCTTCAGGCGCTCATTATGGCAGTCAGTAAGCTTAACCGGCCGTGTGAACTGACGATATATACGGATTCCGCACATACGGCATCCGGGTACACACAGGGCTGGGTAGATACATGGACGGTAAACGGCTGGATTTCAAGCAGAGGTGATGAGGTGCATCACAGGAAGGAGTGGCAGGAACTGACAAGGCTTCTGTCAGATCATGAGTTTGAATTTAAAATAATGCAGGTACATCAGTATCGTGAAAAACTTGCAGAAATGTTAAGAAACGGAGGTAAAGAAAATGTTTGATAAATTCGGAGAATTTGAATCGTCGGAGGAAATCAATGAAGCTGCAGCGGGACTTCTCCGTGAAGGCGACAGAGAGTCAATTGTAATACTTGCAAAAGAAAACGGCATAGACAAAGCAGATGCCGAGGATTACATAGATGGAGTGATTGACACACTCACAACACCTGTTACGGCCGCCTTCGGCAAGCTGGATGTTGAAAAAGCCAATCTCGGAACGGTAGAGATAATGAATGACTGGGTGCAGTACATCAAAGTACAGTGTATGAAGAGTGAAGAACTTACGGCAGCGGTACGCTCAAAAGGACACTCATTAAAAGGCTGTCTGGCCGCACTGCTTAAATATGCCTGGAAGAATCAGTACAATGTACCGTCAGATGTAGTAAAGGCAGCAGGAGTATCCGCATCAAGAGTGACACTGGGAATACCGGGTACGGCAACAGCAAAGAAGATAATAAAAGACTATTATCTCGGAAAGTGTGACTGACATGAAGTACAAGGAAATTGAGAAAATACCGTATATCACGGCGATTATTCCGGAAGGATATAAGTACGCGGCAATGGCAGCGGTCATGAATGTAGGCGGTAAAGATACGCTGATTGTGGAGCTGTATGACGGCAAGGCAGTGCCGAGAGTCCGTGTCTGCATAGATGATGAGAAGTATGCGAATTATGTCGTTGCTGACAAGAAATGGAAAGGCAGCATGATATATGGACAGGGATACAATGATGTTGTCGGGTTTAAGCTAAGCGAATACACGATGAGAAACAGCCTGCATCCTGGCAACACAAAAATGGAATACGAGAAGTTCACACATAACGCCCTGCCGTACAGGAATAATATTCTATGGTCATTGAGGGAACTTGAGGGAAAAATCAATGAAGATAAAGCGGCGGAACGTGAACAGGGTAAAACAGCGCGCATAAAAGAGCTTGCCAAAACAATTCCTCCGCTGTCTGACGGATTCAAGGAATTCGTTCACAGCAGGATGAATGACAATTATATGTTTTATTTGCGTAAAGGCAGTGTGGCGTTCCTCACATGCACGAAATGCGGCAACCGTGAAAAGTATTACACCGGCATACCTGTGACAATAGAGGATTACGCAAAGCCCTATATAGATACCCCGGCAAAAGGAAAGACATGTACATGTAAATTTTGCGGAGCAAGGGCTGAATATAAGCAGGAAGGACACTACAGTGGTCCGTGGACAGTAAAGGATGATTTCTATAAAATCACGGCACTTGAAGATGACAAGTGTATGATACAGCTTGTAAGCGCTGCCAAAACATACAGTCTCGGTGAAGCGGAAGAATGGAAGTATACGATACGGGCAAATGCGATATATGCTCCCGGAGCACATACATCAAAGAAACTCTATCACAGGAAGAACTCAGACAGTTATGATACGGCCAATTCAAAGACGTATGATGAAAATTATGTAGGATTTGATAAGACGGATTCAAGACATATCTATAATCTTGACGCATTAAGCAGCACATGTCTCCGATATTCCGGCCTTAAGGAATATTACGGGAAAAAGGGCATGATGTCACCTGTAAGGTATGCGGACGCATATCTGAGATTTCCGGAAATTGAATTTTTACTCAAGAAAGGACTCATCATGTTAGCAGAGGCAACAATCAGCCAGAGAAAGACACAGATAAAACCCGGAAAAACCGTATGGGACAGACTTGGAATCAGACAGAACCGTATTGAACAGCTTGTGAAGGAAAAAGGAAATACCGAACTGTTGGAACTGTTCAGGCTTGAAGCAGCTACGGGGCAGCAGTGGCCGGATGAATTGGTTCCGGACATCAGGAAACTTGGGTTCAGGGAATTTTCATATGCTTTGAGATATATGACGATCACCAAATATGTCAGATACATAACAGGTCAAGGCGGAAGCTGGGCGCAGAACAGATATGATGACTATTTGAAAATGAAAGCGGCAGCGGGCTATGATATGACCGATTCGATTACTCTTTTTCCGAAAGACCTTGACGAGGCACATTCAAGAATAACTCTGGAAATCAATGAGAAAAAGAACGAAGAGCGGATGAAAGAGAAAAATGAAAAATTTCCGGAAATAGCCATGAACTATCAGTCACTGTGCAAAAAATATGAGTACAAAAAAGACGGATATATAATCCGCCCGGCCAATAGTGCCGCAGAGATAATCCGCGAAGGAACCGCACTTCATCATTGCGTAGGCGCAAGTGATACCTACATGAGCAAACATGCTAAGGGAACCAGTTACATTCTTGTACTCAGGAAATTAAGCGCTCCGGATGTGCCTTACTGTACCGTTGAGATAAGCAGAAACCAGATAAGACAGTGGTATCAGGCATATGACAAAAAGCCCGATGCCAAAGACATACAGCCATGGCTTGATAAGTATCTTTCGACAGCAAAGTTAAAGGCATTAGCCAGATAGGAGGAATTATGGAATTAGGACAGAGAAAAACATACAGTGAATTTAAGACCGCACTTGATACGGAAATGAATAAAGCGGCAGAAAGCTTTGTGAAAATCGGGTATCTGCTCAAGATAGCAAGAGATACGGATATTCTTGCAGAGTCAGGATATAACAGCCTGACGGAGTTCGCGCAGGCGGAGTATAACCTTGATAAGTCACAGGTCTCAAGATTTATAGCAATTAATGACAATTATTCCGTTGACGGATATTCAGACAGGCTGATGACGGAATATACGGGATACGGCTACAGTAAACTTGCAATGATGCTGACGCTTCCGGCAGCGGTAGCAAAAGAACTTTCACCGGCATACAGCAAATCAGATATACAGGTGCTTAAGGAGGAAGTGGCAGCGGAGGAAGCGATAAGTCCGATGGAGGTATATCTGGAAGGAGAAAAAGAAGAGCTGGAAGACGCATCATTGCTGTATCAGGCAATGTACCAGTTATTTCTTGAAAATCCTGAACTGTATATGCATGAGACTGTGGATGCAGATGCCTTGTTCGATGCGCTGGCACCTGCGGGAGAAAGTATCTATACGGTCCGCATACAGGGTGTAGGCAGGATAATGATATCCTGCAAGGAAGACAGGGTAAATCTTGTCAATGTCAGGACCAACAACGTGGAAATATGCACATGGGAGCAGGTGACAGAGGAATATACAAAGCTGTTTGGAAGCTGTACATGGGAAGAAAGATATGGCAGGCCATACCCTGTAAAGAGTGAGCCGGCAGCGGAAGAATCGGTACCTGTAGAAACAGTCAAGGAAAAGAAACCTAAAAAACCGAAAGTGACAAAGGCAAAAGTAACGTCAGAACCAGTAATTACTAGATGCGAAGCGAAATCTGATGAAGCATCGCATGAGCCGATAGAAGGACAGGACACAATAGATGAACATCCGGAATATCTGCCAGAACAGACAGCATCGGAAGATGACAATATGGCAGCGGAATACGATGAAACAGAGACACAGGCTCCTGATGAGGAAAACGAATTGTTACTTGAACTTGAAGAGTGCAGGACAAAGGCATCAAGAACAGCAAAGAGTATAGCTGAGTATCTTGATGACTACAAAGGACAGAGGGTGCCGGAACGTGCATTGTTAAGCTGCATTGACGATGCAGAGCGTCTGGCCAAGAATTTGCAGATATTGAAGGTGAAATGGGATGAAGTCAGTATTTCAGGACCCGAAGAGGGATAGATATTGTTGGGTGTGCCGCACGCCATACAATCTCCACTGCCATCACATATTTGAGGGCACGGCCAACCGCGCCGCATCTGAACGCAGAGGATTCAAGATATATCTGTGTGCCGCACATCACAATATGAGCGGCCACGGTATACATGCTTCTACAGCAGAGGGCAGGGCGCTTGACCGGAGCGTAAAACAGATGGCACAGAGATACTATGAGGCATACATAGGAACGCGCGAAGAATTTATTAACGAATTTACAAGATCATACATGGAGGAAAATGAATGAACGAACAGGATATCAAGGAATTAAAAAAACGAATATCGCCCAACACGGGAACAATGACGAGAATGTGCGGATGTATTATTAACGCTGATAAGGAGATTGAGATAACATTCAATGACAATTTTCTTAATATCGATGATGCATGCATATACAAATATGCAGATAAAGCCAAGGCTGTATTTTCAACAAAGCTTGATGACAACATGATGGAGCTTAAATACCATGGCAATAAAATATGGGAATCCGTGTATAAAAGCGGACTCAAGGACAACAAGCTTATGTTAGAAGTATATAAGGCAATCAGAACGCATCTTCCGTCAGGCAGCTTTCTTGTGCTGTTTTTCCATGACAGGTATGACATTATCAGGTATACGAAAAACATGGAAAAACTGGATGAGTCAGAAGAAACGTACGAGTATATCATAGGCTGTATCTGTCCGGTAACGAGGAGCGCTCCGGCGCTGGCATATGATGATGAGAACAAACGAATGGGAATAAGTGCCAGGGAATGGATTGTAGGAGTTCCATGCACAGGATGGGTATATCCTTCATTTGACAGGCACAGTGCAGATACGGAGCATATGATGTTCTATTCGCGCAAAGCTGATGATGTGAACCATGAACTGATACGGCAGTGCCTTATGTGTGATGATCGTCTCACGACAACAGAAACTATGAAAAAGTTTGAGGCGGTTGTGTTTAAGGGCAGCGGCAGTGCCGGCGAGAGTGAAAGATATTTGACAGCGATTAATTCGGTGCTGATGTACCAGCCCGTGGATGAGCTGTTAAAGACTGAAGATCTCAGGGCGGTATGTCTGGTTGCACACATTCCACTGAAAGTGTTGAATGAGATATGCATTGAGTACGAAAAAGCTTTCCCGGAATTCCCGGTGGCAAGGAATGTGATCAATAAAAGGCGATTGCCGAAAACTGAAAAGCACGATAAGGCAGAGCTGTACATAAACCTTCTAAAGGCAGCAGCGGAGAAACTTAAGAACGAAGACCACGAACTTGTGGCAAAGATTAATGATGCGATAAAAATGGAAAAGTGACAGGCATCAAAATGAGAGACAGCAACCGCAAAGCGGATGTTGATTAAGCAAGCCGGCAGCGGCACTAATCACCTAATATATCACAAATGGATTAGGCACAGGGGCGGATACCCGCCCCGGAAAGGAGAAACAAATGGTATACGATTTACACAAAGACGGGAAACTGGTAGGAACTTATAATGCGGAGCAGATAGCGAAAATGCTTAATGTGAAACAGGACCGAATATACAGACATGCGTACTCAGGACAGATGATTAAAGGATATAGAATATCTTCGTGCGTGAGAAAAAACACAGTTGATATGCTGAAAAAAGAGTGGGACTACGTGCGCGTATGTATATTGAATGGGGTAAGACCGGCGGAAGGTGGTGAGCTTGGATGAAAGTGTATATAAGCGGTCCTATAACGGGCCGGAAAAGGTACCGTGAGAGATTTCAACATGCAGCAGACTGTTTAACCGCAGAAGGACATATAGCAGTAAATCCAACATTGTTAGAGAATGTAATGCCGATGTGTTCGTATGAAGATTATATGACGATAGATTTGGCAATTCTTGAAATGTGTGATGCAATTTATATGCTTAATGGCTGGAAGGACAGTCCGGGAGCAAAGCGTGAATTATATCACGCCGGCTCCCTGGGGCTGGCGGTTATGTATGAGGACGGATAAAACGTCAAGTTGCACCGGTACAACTGAAAATGGTGGAAAAATTAAGTATAATACAGGCGATTATTAGTATTACACCACATTCAAACCTGGTACGGTATATTCGACAGCACGGGAATGCCATAAAATTAATTGCTGTGCTGATAAAGTATTTAATACAATCCAGATTGTCATTTAAAAAATTAAAAATTGAAAAAATAATGTTCATATTAAGGGCTCCTTTCAAAAAAGTTTCTATTACAAATATGGAATATAAAAAAATTAAAATTGGCTTATATATACAAGCCCGGTAATATTTCTAAGATAAATATGACAATGTAGATTAAAAAAACGGGCTTTTTTACTGGGATTGCATGTCAAATATTGAAGAAAAGGGTGATTTTGATGAAAGAAGTAAAACATTACATATGCGAAATATGTGGCACAGAATACAATGAAAAAATGAAAGCACAACAGTGTGAAAAAAATCATTGTAAGCCTGTTGAAATAGTTAAGTGCAGATATTTATGCATTCAGGATAATAAAAAAGGTTATCCGTTGGAAATTACTGTCAAGATGGCAGACGGAACGGAGCAGAAATATAAAAGGTAGGTGGTGAAAGAATGAAAGTGAAAGAATACTTACTTCAAATCGAAACGCTTCAGACGAAGATTGAGCAGAAACGGCAGCGGGCAAAAGAGTACAGAGAGCTTGCGCTGGCTTCCGGAGGCTTCGATTATTCTAAAGAGCGGGTGCAGACATCCAATCTTGGCGGTCAAATTGAAAATTCAATAATTCAATACATTGCACTTGAACAGGAAATCAACGAAGATATACTGTTACTTCAGCAGACAAAAGATAAGATTACTGGAGAAATACATAATATCAACAATCCTGATTTCATCAAGCTTTTGTATAAGAGATATGTCGAATCCATTAATTTGGGTGTAATTGCAAAAGAAATGCAATACTCATATGATCGAATCCGCCATATGCATGGAGAGGCTTTGAAAGAATTTGAAAAAATAAATCTTAGCACAAAAAAGCACATTGAAGTGTGATATTATGATAGTGTCGAAAATTAAATATGATTCATGAAAAGGAACTGTGCCATTTGCGGTTCCTTTTTGCTTTGCCTGTCAGGGTGCCACTCCTCATTACTGACAGGCTTTTTTGTGAAAAGGTGGTGATTGTGATGGCGAAATTAACAGCTAAACAGCGAAGATTCTGCGATGAATACCTGATTGACCTAAATGCCACACAAGCAGCCATTAGGGCAGGTTATTCTGAAAAGAATGCAAGGAATATTGCAAGCGAAAACTTGGCAAAACCCAACATCAAGGCATATATAGATGAACGGATGGCAGAGAAGGAATCTCAGTTGATTGCGACTCAGGATGAAGTCCTGAAGTACCTGACATCCGTATTAAGAGGCGAAAGTCAATCTACAGAGATTGTGGTTGAAGGTACTGGGGATGGATGCAGCGAAGCCCGAGCTCTTAAAAAAGAACCATCCGAAAAGGACCGGTTAAGGGCAGCCGAACTGCTAGGTAAGCGATATGGATTATATACAGACAAGGTTGAAACAGACGTTGACATGGCCCTGACCGTCAATATAGATTACGGTGATGAAGAATGAATGTGACTGTCAAGATGAATCCGTGTTTCAAAGAAGTAGACCGAAGCACGAAACGTTATATCGTAATGAAAGGTTCGGCCGGCTCTGGAAAGAGCGTTGATACGGCACAGAACTACATCTTACGACTGATGAAGGATAAAGGCCGGAATCTTGTTTGCATCAGAAAATCAGACATCACCAACCGAGACAGTACATATGCAGAACTGACTGGTGCCATATACCGGATGTTCGGAGATAAGGCAGACCAATATTGGAACATTAAACAAAGTCCGCTGACATTGACGTGCAGAGCCAATGGAAATCAGGTTATCTTCCGAGGGATGAATGATGATAAGCAGCGGGAAAAGCTGAAGTCCATTACATTTCAGAGAGGTAAGCTGACAGACGTATGGTGCGAAGAAGCAACTGAGCTGACGCAGGCAGACTTCGAGATTATTGACGACCGACTCAGAGGAGAGCTACCACCCGGGCAGTTCTACCAGATCAGAATGACCTTCAACCCAGTGAATAAGAATCACTGGATAAAGAAGACCTTTTTCGACATCCCGGACCCGAATGTGCTGACACATCATAGTACATACTTGATGAACCGGTTCATAGATGATGCATACCGTGCCCGAATGGAGAGACGAAAGATTGTTGATCCGGAAGGCTACCAGATATACGGCCTTGGAGATTGGGGCGAAATCGGCGGCATTATTCTGCATAATGTGGAAATCAGGGAATTATCACAGAACCTTGATGATTATGATGATATTGCAATCGGACAGGACTTCGGATTCAACCATGCGAACGCTATTCTGTTGCTTAGCATCAAGGATGACAACATATACATCCTGAAGGAAGTGTATGTATTTGAGAAAGAAACGTCAGAAATCATTCCGCTTGCACAGGCAGCGGGGATTCCACAGAACAAGGAAATGTGGTGTGATTCCGCAGAGCCTGACAGAATCAAAATGTGGAAGAACGCAGGATATAGGGCAAAACCGGTTGAAAAGGAAAGGACAAACGAAAAAAAGTATCAGACAGCACAGATTGATTGGCTGAAAGGCATTGTTCGCAAGGATAAGGCCATTAAACGTATGATATATATTGACCCATCCTGTACCAACACCATTAAGGAAGTACGGCAATGGAGATGGAAGAAAGATCCGGTTACCGGCGAGTATATGGATGAACCTTTGGCGGTTATGGATGATGCAATGGCGGCGCTTCGATATGGAATAGAACGCTGGCGTAAGATGCGCAAATGGCTGATATAGAAGGAGAAGTGAAATGTTAAAACCTGATGAGATAAAAGTGATTATTGAAAGCGATAAAACATCCGAGCAAAAGCGTTTTGCAAGAATAGGAGAACGATACTATGACGGCGATCATGATATATTGCGGTACAGGATGTTTTACTACAATTCAGATGGCAAGCTCGTTGAGGATAGGACCAGAAGCAATGTCAAGATACCACATCCGTTCTTCACAGAGCTTGTTGATCAATGCACACAATATGTTCTCTCCGGGGAGCGTATAGTTGTGGCCAATGATGCAGCACTGCAGGAGTATATGGATAAGTACTTCAACAACAACGAAAGCTTCATGACGGATTTGGCAACATGCATAGATGATATGCAGATTAAAGGATTTGCATATATGTATGCTTACAAAAGCAAGAAAGATAGAACAGCATTTGCGGCAGCGGATCCGATTGATGTAATAGAAGTGCGGGAGAAGGATACGGATGACGGATGCGCCTATACAATATATCACTATATTGACCGTATAGACAAAGGCAGGAAGATAGTAAAGCGGATACAGGTATGGGATGACAAGCAGACATGGTACTATGTGCAAGTGGATGAAGGCGAAATTCTGTTGGATGAGAATGAGCCGATAAATCCAAAGCCGCATGTACTTTATACCAAGGACGGGGATAAAACGAAGTCAACATATTTTGAAAACTTCGGATATATACCATTTATCCTTGTGGAAAACAACAAGAAAAGGTTTTCATCACTCCGACCTATCAAGGCAATAATAGATGACTATGACCTTATGGCATCCAGTCTCTCAAATAACCTGATAGACTTCGATTCTCCATTATACGCCATCAAAGGATTTCAAGGCGATAATCTGACGGAGCTGCAAACCAATCTTAAGACCAAGAAGATGGTTGGACTTGATGAAAATGGAGAAATAGACGTCAAGACAGTGGATGTTCCTTATCAGGCACGACAGGCAAAACTGGAGCTTGATGAAAAGAATATATACAGATTCGGCATGGGACTGAATACCGCCGGACTCAAGGACACATCAGCTACTACGAATATCGCTATCAAGGCAATGTACTCACTGCTTGACTTGAAAGCCAAGAAGGTTGAAAAGAATCTTAAAAAGCTGCTTCGTAAACTTGTGGAAATAGTCGTTGATGAAATCAATAAAATGGATGGCAAGGCATATCAGCCGGAAGACGTTCATTTTGAATTCACGCACGAAGTCATGAGTAACGCACAGGAAAATGCACAGATTGAATTGACGGAGGCACAGCGGCAGCAGTTAGTAATAAACACAATTATGTCTTTGGCAAATATGTTAGATGACGAGACAATTATCCAATTAATCTGTGATGAATTGGACATTGATTATGAGAAAATCAAGGACAAGCTGCCGAAGGATGAAGAAAAGGATACGGCAGATGCCAAGCAGCTGTTAGATGGAGTTGTGACGAATGAATAAGCGGCAGAAGGAAGTATTGCAAGCACAATTGAATAGCGAGGAAGAGGTAATTGCACGGTTAAAAAGTACATATGAGCAGGCTCCTGGCGATTGTGAAGCAAAGATACAAGAGCTGTCAATGCGTGCAGATCTTGAGCCGGAACATATTCAGACAATTATATACCAAAAGCAATACCAGGAAGCAATCAAAGCGCAGCTGGAAGGTGCTCTGGCAAATCTGCAATCAAATTCATATGCAACTGTATCTGATTATCTTACACGGAGCTATCAAGAAGGATATCTCGGAGCAATGTATGATATGCAGGGTCAGGGAATCCCGCTTGTGATGCCGATAGACCAAGAAGCTGTGACAAGAGCAGTAATGCTTGACACTAAACTTTCTACGTCATTGTATAACAAAATGGGCGAGGATGTGAAGATACTTAAGAAAGCTGTACAACAGGAAGTGTCAAGAGGCATTGCACAGGGTATGACATGGAGCAATATCGCATCAAATCTTGCACGGAATATGAAGCATACACCGTTTCAGAAGGCTTATAGCAACTCAATACGGATTGCAAGAACAGAAGGACACCGTATACAGAATAATGCGACATTGGACGCACAGAAGAGTGCAAAAGACAGAGGAGCCGATATTGTTAAGCGGTGGAATGCCGTGCTTGACGGAAAGACACGAGATGTACACCGAGAATTGGATGGACAGGTTCGGGAAATCGGAGAGATGTTCGAGGCCGCCGGATATAAGGTAGAAGCACCGGGGATGTTTGGGGACCCATCACAGGACTGCAATTGTCGCTGCTATCTGGAACAGGTACCAAGGTGGGACCTTGAAGGCGGTATGACCAAGATGGATAACTTCTCGAAGCGAATAGTCGCATTTGAAACACCGGATGATTATGAAGAGTGGAAGAAAGCATACTGGTCAGATGAAAATATTGCCTATATGAATTATGTTACGGACATGGAGAAGAAATACGGCAAGAATTTTGAGACAGTGCTTAATTCCATGACGGACAAGGAATATGATAAGTATAAGCGGTTATTGGATGATAATCCGATGTATAAGACAGAAAAACCACTTGTTGGACATCACGGACTGGATAAGACAGAGGATTTTGAGAAATTCAAGTCGAAATACCTGAATATATCTGAAGCAGATATTAGAAAAGTAGACCTTACAACCTCATTTATTCCGGCACAAACTATTGAAGAAGCCGAAGAATATATTAAACAATTCATTGGAAACGGCTACAGTCCGATATTTAAAAATCAGGCTATATACAAAGGAATTTCAGTAGAAAACGCTAATGAAATCAACAAGGTATTAACTGAAGTATATTCACAATATGACCTTCCAAAAATAAGTGGAATAAAAACCATATCCCCAACGTCAACGCAGGGGAAAAAGGTATTTTCAAGTAGTGATGCAGTAGCAGCGTATAATCCTATTGAACATGGCATTTTTATTAATAAAAATGTGTTAAAAAATGCCTCCGCATTGGCATCATACAACGAAGAAGCAGAAAAAGCATGGAATTTAGTCATGTCCAATATTGACAATCTTTCAGGAAAAGAAAAAGAATTGGCTTTGTTGTATAAAAACGCTGGAAGAGCATTAGTTGGGAATGGTAGTGTTCATGATTATATTATTCACGAAATGGGGCACCATGTTCAATGGAATGTGTTAGACACCAAAATTAATAATGCAATGGGTTCAAGCATGAGAATATATGCACCAAGGATTTCAGGATATGCTAACGCAAGCAAAAGTGAATACATAGCGGAGAGCTTTGCAGCATACATAAAAGGCGAAACGAAACTTCTTGACCCTGATTTTGTTAAAGCAATCAATGAATACAACAAACCACTTGAAAAAGTTGGGGGAAGTAGTACAATGAAGTCAACAATAGTGAAAGATGCTATTGATTCAGGAAAAGTTTCAAAAACGATCAATGTCAATAAGCAAAACAGGCATATAAAAGGCAGTGACGGTTATATAGAGGGTAGAAGCTATATAAAAGGCAATGTTGAAGATGCGCAAAAGTTTGTTGATAAATTAAGTGGAACAGGGAAACCGATAATTGATTCTAAGGGGAATTGGACAAATAAGGAAAGGGTTGAAGCTTCTGAAACATTAGGAGTTCACATAAATCCTGATGATAATTCAGAAACAGAAACAAAAAAGGCAACTATTGTATACTCAAAGACAGGAAGCCATATAATTCCTAGAAAGGATGAACAGCAATGAAACTAAAACAGTTTTATAACAAAAAAGTGAATATTGTTTCTAATGAAGGAACTGCATTTAGTGGTGTTGTTACTGAATACTTTCATCCTGATGAAAATGATTCAGGAAAGGAAAGCATAGTTATTGATACTTTAAATGGTGAATGTGTTGAATTCTATGAAGAAGATATTAAAACAATTAAAAATGCAGTTTAAAAAGCACTTTGCAGGAATGCAGGGTGCTTTTTTAGAAAGGAATCCGAATGAAAAAAATATGTCCAAAATGCAGAAAAGAATATAGTGAATTAGAGAACTATTGTTCCAAATGCGGAATAGAGTTAGAAAAAGAACCTAATAAATGTTCCGCAAATAAAACAGTAATGTGTTCGCACAGAATATTTGCAGATGATGATATATTCTGCTCATATTGTGGTTCCCTTACAACTTACGCATTAGAAAGAGAACAATTAAAATAGTATTATTGTAGTTGGAAAGAATCGGTATGCAAGAGATGATTATTTTTCAATGGTATAAGAGATATTTAGGCCATGATAAAAGCATGGTCTTTTTTAATGCCCGAAGGAAGGTGAATGAGAATGGCAACAATAAGCGGAAATGTCTGCAACACATATGTACATATAGACCTGATTTTGACCGAAACAGGCACGAATGTGGATAAGAATACATCTACTGTTAGCTGGAAGCTTGTTGGCTATTTAGGAAGCGGTGCAACATCATCACATTGGTACTCAAACAGTTATCATTCAATCAATGTGAAGGTGAATGGGTCGACGGTCTATGACCTGCCGAGTACAACGCAGAAATCAATATCGATTGGTACTAACACAAGCGCATCCTCTCCGGTAACGATTGCATCCGGAACAACCACGGTGCCGCACAATGCGGATGGTACGAAGACATGCAGCGCATCATTCAGTATGGTGTACCGTTATAGCTCATCATTCTCCTGGAATGGGTCGGGAAGCTTCAGCTTAAAGACAATTCCGAGGGCAACAACGCCAACGGTATCATCATCAGGTGTTGCAATGGGAACGGCAGTGATAATCCGCACACCGAGGGCATCAAGCAGTTATACCCATACCCTGACGTATAAGTTTGGAAACGCAACAGGAACAATCGGAGCGGCAAAGAAGGTCACAACAAGCCAATCATGGACACCGCCGCTCACACTTGCAAACCAAATCCCGAATTCAACAGGCGGCACATGTGTAATTACATGCACAACATATAACTCAAGCGGTACGGCAATAGGTTCAAAGACAGTATCACTTGCGCTGACGGTTCCGGCCAGTGTTGTTCCGAAAATCAATAGCTGGACAGCAACGGATCCGAACGGGTATAAGGACAAGTACGGTGAATTTATCGCAGGATACTCAAAAGCATTAATTACAGTCAAAGCAAGCGGCATATATGGTAGCTCAATAACTCGGTATGCAATGTTTGGATATGGTGGTAAATCTAACACTTATACAATAACTGAATTGACAGCAAGCGAGTTTATTACCAATATTCAGGTTACAGACAGCCGTGGAAGAATGGCGGAATTGATTGATAATGTATATATTGACATATTGGCATACAATCAGCCGAGCATTTCAAAGCTGTCTGCTGTAAGATGTAATTCAGACGGAACAGCTAATGCCGAAGGCAATCACATCAAAATCATGATTAAGGCATCAATAACGGCGCTGAACAATAAGAACAGTAAAAGCTTCAAGTTGGAATATAAAGCATCTGATGCTACATCATGGACAACAGCGGCAACATGGACCGCTGCATACAGTATTGATACCTCAAAGGTCATTGTGGCGAGTATTGATAAAAGCTACAGGGTGCGACTGACGGCTAAGGACGACTTCAAGACAATCGTCAAAGAAGTAACTGCGGGAACAGCTTTTACTCTTTTGGACTTTTACAGTTCTGGAAAAGGCGTAGCAGTTGGCAAGGTTGCAGAAATTGATAAATTGCTTGATATAAATTTAAGGACCAGGCACAGAGTTGACGAAGACTTCATGATTGGTGCAGCCATATATGGAATGGATGCAGATGGTAATCCATATGAGGCGCTGTATCCACGAAACAGTAATGGTAATACAGTAATCGGCTATGGTAACTATGCGGCAAAATCCGGCGATACAAACATATATGGAAAGGGTGTGAATATCTCAATAAGTGAAACGCCAAGCCCGGCGTCATTTAAGCCTTATGTGTGCAAGGGCGATACATTGACGTACGAGAATATAGCAAGTGCAGGATATGTCACTGGAGGCGGCACAAATATATGCTTTTATGTGCCATGTTCAAGATACATCCTTGGAAATCCAACACCGAGCGCAGTATCAATCAATGGACTGACTATCAGACAGGGCGGAAAATATACGCATGGTTCAAGTGCATCAGCATATGTGAAGCCGTCAAGCTATTCTGTGAGCATAGCACCTGACGGAGGATTCTATGTGAATGCTGTTATAAATACAACAACCAATGCAGTCAATAATGATGCCTGTGGCGTAAGGTGGTCGGGCAAAATTGTTTTATCATAGGAAGGTGAAAGAATGGCATTATCGAAAAACATTACACAGGAAGATGGGGTTGTGACTACTTATCACAGAATCTTATTCGTGACAGTTACGACAAACAGCCACAATTCAATTGCGGTCGCATCTTACATAAACGAGAATATCAGACAAGAAGAAAAAGAAGGAACCATTGCACTGCCGTACATGAAGGCAGTAACATATGAAACAGACTATGATTCTAATATGACAGTTGAAGCGGCATATGATTATCTTAAAACATTAGATGCATTTGCGGATGCAGATGATATCTGAATTTAATATTTGCATTAAAGCACCCACACAAGGGGTGCTTTTTTGATACAAATGATTAAGAAAGGAGAAAGGGTGATGAATTCAGGAATAATTGTAGCATTAATCACAAGCGGACTTGGTTTGATTGGCATTATTGTCACAAACATAATGAGCAATCGAAAAGTTGAACACACTCTTGAAACGTCGCAGGCAGTCACAGATTGCAAAATCACTGAACTGACAAGGGAAGTCAGAGAGCACAATAACTTCGCAAGGCGGGTTCCTGTCATGGAAGAAAAGCTTGAAGGAATTATTAACAGAGTAGAAAAATTAGAAAGAAGGTAAGACAACATGGAAAATTTAATCGGAAACGTAACAATGTTATTGACTGTTATCGGAGTACTTGCGTTTGCTGTAAGCGTAATCACTCAGGTGACCAAGGGCTGGGGATTCTTAGATAAGATTCCAACAGCGATTCAGGTATATGTCACATCACTTGTTTTAACGGTATTAGGCATTATCATCTATCTACAAATAAAAGGTTATAAGATAGTATGGTACTACATTGTAGGTGCTATTATTTTGAGCTTTTTTATCTCTTTTGTATCCACGAACGGTTGGGACCAGTTGAAATCGTTGTGGAAAAGAACCAAGTATGATAAAGAAAGTGGTGAATAATATGAGTACATTCGGTATTGACGTATCGCATTGGCAGGGCGATTTTGATTTTGCCAAAGCGGTGAAAAATGACAAGGTTGAATTCGCTATCCTTAAGATTGGCGGCTCAGATGCAGGCAGATATAAGGACAGAAAGTTTGATGCCAACTATAAGAAGTGCAAGGACATCAATCTTCCTGTCGGAGCATACTACTTCGGACAGGATATGACTGTTGAAGCGGCAAAGGAAAGCGCACAGCACTTCATTTCACTTCTTAAATGTAAGCAATTTGAATATCCGGTCTACTATGACGTTGAAGCGGATATGATTACCAAGCTTGATAAGGCAACTCTGACGGATATTGTCATTGCATTCTGTGACGAAGTAGAAAAAGAAGGCTACTATATCGGCGTATACAGCAGTGCATCATTCTTCAACAGTGAAATGGACGATAAGAGACTTTCACGATTCTGTCATTGGGCGGCGGCCTGGAGTGCAAAGCCGACATTGGCAAGTGGAAATCCAATTCAGATGTGGCAGTTCGGCGGCAGTCGTAACTGCATCAGAAGCACGAAGATAAACGGTCAGACAGTAGATCAGAACTTCTGCTATGTAGATTATCCGACAATAATAAAAAAAGTTGGGCTGAACGGATATAAGGCATCGTCATCATCAACGCCAAAGCCGGCAGCAGGCATCAAGGCAGGTACTGCATACTCTTTGAAGAATGTTCCGGTATACAATTCCGAATCAGGCGGTTCAATCGGTAAAAGGACAGGCATATATCGTACATGGGATTCAGTTATTAAAAACGGCAGAATCAGAATGACGAATAGCGCTTCGAGGGTTGGAGTTGCCGGACAGGTCAGCTTCTGGGTTGATGTAAAAAATCTTAAATAAGTTATCAAGGACATTCGGAAATGGATGTCCTTTTATATTGTCCAAAATCGACTTATGACATAAAAACTGTGACGAACAATTAACTCCGGCAAGAGTGATAACTGCCAGTGTGGCTACGATTAAAGCCAAGAAAGGATAGAACAATGGAATTAAAGGAACTGTTAGGAGAAGAACTGTATAAGCAGGTACAGACAAAGATTGACGAGAAGAACAGCACAGAGGCAGATAAGCTTAAGCATGTAAGATATGCAGATCTGTCTGAGGGCAAATATGTCAGTAAAGAGAAGTATGATTCAGAAGTTGAGAAGCTTAATGGACTGATTACCGGCAAAGACACGGAAATCGGAAATGCAACAAAGCTCATTGAGGAGCTTAAGAAGGCTTCCAAGGGTGATGAAGGTATGCAGCAGAAGATATCAACTTATGAGACAGAGAATGCAAGATTACAGAAGGAGCTTGAAGAGACCAAGGTCAATTCAGCAATCAAAGTGGCATTGCTTGAGGCTCATGCGGTTGATACTGATTATATGACCTATAAGATCAAGGCGGCTCTCAAGGAGAAGAATGAGGAGCTTAAGCTTGATGATGATGGCAACATCAAAGGTTGGGATAACATGCTCACAGACTTAAAGACACAGTTCCCGGCTCAGTTCACAGCTTCATCCGGCTCAGATGATGGTCAGAAGCACATCATTGAGAACAGACTGCCAGGCGGCAATCCTGGCAATGACAATGCCGAGCCTAAAAATCTGGCAGAGGCATTAAAACAGAAATATGATGGTAACAACCAGTAATAATTGAAAGGTAAGGTGAACAATATGGCAGCACAGACATTAGAGGAAATTAAGAAAGGTATGAGTGACAAGGTATTCTCACAGATTGTGGATATCTTCCTCAGACAGTCAACAATACTTCAGATGCTTACATTTGATGACTGCGTATCAGCATCAGGCGGTGGCTCAACAATGAAGTACAAGTATCTCAGAAAGGTACTTCCTGCAACAGCAGAGTTCAGAAAGATAGGCGGTTCTTATACTGCTTCAGCGGCTACCAAGCAGGAGTGCGAGGCTAATCTTGCAATCATGGGTGGAGCTGTTCAGATGGACAGGGTGCTCAACAGAATAGCCGGTAACTTCGACAACATGGCATTTCAGATAGAGGAGCATATCAAAGCGGTCGTGAACCTCTTCCATTATACAATGATTAATGGAGATGCAACCACAACAGCATCAACTGATCACCCTGAGTTCCAGGGACTTGATTCCATGCTTGCTGGAACAACGACAGAATACGGTACAGACAAGGCTATTGATCTGTCATCTATCACAGCGATCAAGTCTAACGCTGATGAGTTCTACGAGGCATTGAGTCTTCTTGTCAAGACCACAGATGCTGATGCGGTGCTCACTAACACAGAGATGATCACAAAGATTCAGACAGTGGCTCGTATCCTTGGATACAAGACAGAGAGTGAAGAGGCATTTGGAAAGCGTACTACTACAATTGACGGAGTAAAGCTTGTCGATATGCAGGATTATTACACTGTAAGCGGAAGTGCAGCAACTGCCGGTCATGTAGTTAAGAAAGGACTTTCAAGGACTATTGCAAGCGCAAGCTCCGCAACAACAGGACTTACAGATATTTATGCTGTTAAATTCGATGTCAATGACGGATTCCACGGAATCAGCCTGAATGGCGGTTCTGTAATCGATCAGTATCTTCCAAACTTCAATGAACCGGGTACGGTTAAGGACGCTGAAGTTGAGATGATCGCAGCTACAGTACTTAAGAATACACAGCACGCAGGTGTACTTAGAAATATCAAGATTGCATAAGGAAGGATGGGTGATTGAATATGGCAACAAAGGAAACAAAGACAGCAGATCAGACAAGTGAAGTTATTGAGCCTGTAGTGGCAGAGTCAAAGACAGAGAGTGAGCCTACAGGCTGGATTGTATCAGTTATTAATGGTTCTACATATTGCGGAATAGGCGCCGGTGGTGTACAGTTCGCAAATGGCAGAGCTGAAATCACATCTAAGCGTATGGCTGACTGGTTCAAGGAACATGAAGGATATAATGTCATTGAACAGTAGTGTAGTAAGGCGGTGATCTTATTATGATTATGACTGTGAATCGACTGAAAGAGTTGATTGATACCGGTTCAGAGAAGGATAAGGTGATTGAAGCTAAGCTTCAATCACTGGAAATCCTGATAAGGAAATATACCAACAATAACTTTCAGAATAGGAGCAGAAGAATCAGGTGTGATGTATCATCCGAAGTCGGATTGATGTGTGCATCATCATTATTCAAGGTCGGTGACACTATTCAGTTGTCAGAATCGGCTTATAATAGCGGTCTGTATATAATTGACAGTATAGACTTTGATAATGGCTGTATGGGGCTGAATGAGAGCTTAACAGCTGAATCAGATGTGCTTGTCACAAAGGTCGAATATCCTATGGATGTGCAGATGGGTGTTGTGAACATGCTCTCATGGGACCTGAGCAACAGGGATAAGGTCGGAATCCAGTCAGAAACGATCAGCAGACATTCTGTGACCTACTTTAACATGGACGGTGATAATTCCACGATTGGATATCCGAAGTCACTTGTGGGCTTTTTGAAGCCGTATATGAAGGCAAGGTTCTAAGGGGGTGCTGATATGATAGGCGGTAATGTAACAGCATCTATTCAGGTATACACCGCAAGCAAGAACACAATAGGTGAATCAATTGCATGTTGGCACACGGTTCAGGACATCAAAGGGTGGCTTGACCTGTCAGGCGGCGACAGTAAGTACACAACTTACAATTCCAAGATTCAGGAATCCACACATGTATTTATTGCAGATTATGTTGCACCGGTGCAACACATGACGGCTGAAAACAGTCGGCTTCTTGTGAATGGGAAGGTATATGACATTCTGTTGATTGATGATCCTATGGAACTGCATATGCAGACTGAAATATATCTGAAATACACAGGAGGCCGGTGATATGGCAGTTAAGCTTGAAAACAATTCAATCAAGGTCAAGGCGGCACTCAATGATGCCATTATTGCTGCTCTGTATGAAGCAGCAGGTGCAATTCAAGGAGCTGCACAGCGTAATTCAAGAGTGGATACCAGTCAATTAAGAGGTTCATGGTCTTATACTGTGGATGAATCCGCAGGAGAAGCCACAATCGGAAGTCCGCTTGAAAATGCAATCTGGGAAGAATTCGGTACAGGTGAATATGCTGTGAATGGTGACGGCAGAAAGGGCGGTTGGTTTTACGTAGACGCTAAAGGGCACGGACACTTCACGTATGGCAAGACACCGAACCGGGCGCTAGGACATGCCTTCAATTCAAAAAAAGTGGCAATTGAAAAAATGTTTGAAAGCAGGTTGAAAGGAATGAGTTAATGAGCATTGCAGCATTGAAGTATATTGATTCATTTCTGACAGGTCTATCCATTCCATATCAGCTTATGGAATGGAAAGGTACTGTCCCTGAATGTTACTTCGTTGGGGAATATCAGGAGATTGAATCACTCACAAAAGAAGAAGATGGCTAT